TGCCCACTGGCCTGCGTACGAAGTAGTAATAGTTGGATTTGGCATTTTTTTTTAATTTAATTATTTATACATTTTGTTAAGTACGGAATCCATTATTCCGCGTGGTGCTTTTTTACCGATTTTTACGAATTCGGTTTTAGATTCGTTTTCAGGGTTAAAAGAAATCGGCTCGGGTGTTTCCATAAGTTCGGTTGCTTCTAATGCAACTTCGTCAACTTTGGTTAACTTCGCTAACTCAACTTTTAACGCTTCGTTTTCTTCTTTAAGTTTTTCCATTTCGCTAAAAAACGTTTCTTTAACTATGGATTCGATTGTTTTTTTAGGAGTAGATACGGGTTCGCTCATTTCTTCTTCCTTCGCTTCGGTTGGAACTTCTTCAGCGGGTGCTTCGGGCATTTCTTCTTCTTCCTTAACTTCTTTAATTTCGGAAATAATACCTTCTTCTACGATAACAAGAATACGTCCGTCTTCTAGTTCGTATTCGCCAACGGGAACGGCTATCTTTTGTTCGTCTTCCGTTACGACAAAAACTTCTTTACCCGCTTCAAATGTATCCGCTTCTATTTTGGTTACTCCGTCGCCCATAAGCATTTGTTCTAACTTAATTTCGTTAGACAACAACGCTTTGATTTTTTCTAATAGTGTGCTATTTTTCATTTGTGTTTTATTTATATTTTTTTTACTGATTGTTCAATACTAATTGCAGCCGAACCAAAGGAATATGCTAAATCTCCCGTAACCTTAAATAATTGCGATGCCGTTTGTTGTACTGAGTCAGCACCTAAAAATTTAGCCATTTCAACTAATTTTTGTGCGTTGCTTTGTAAGTCTTCTAATTCTTTTACAACTGTTCTTAACTCAGTCGTTTTATTCAACAATACTTCTTTAATTTTTGGTGCTTTAGAAGCTATTGTTTTATATTTACTTTGTAAGTCATCGATAGCACCTAACTCGACTTCGTGTTTTCCTAACTCCGTTTTTGTGGCTTCGAATTCGTAAGCCTTGTTGATTTTGTCTAAAATTGTTTTCATATTATTATAATTAAAGGTTAAAAGTTTTGTTGCATTTTGTTATGGCTTCGGAAACCAAAGCGGTGGTGGTGGAACGGGATTCGGTGGTGTTACGTCGCTTCCTATTCCTTGGTTTTGTAGTTCGCCCGTGCAACACTTTGAGTCGTAAGTATTGTTTTTGCATAAACAACCACGCTTACCACCACGCGGACTATTTCTTATTTCTTGTCTTCGTGCTTTCATTTTATGCCTAATAGATTTTTAAGTTCGTTTACTATTTCCGTGGCTTCCTGTTCTTCCGAACTCATTTCGAATTTATCCGCAAAGTAACCTTCTATCGAAAAGCCTTTTACTTTGCCTTCTTTAACATCGTTCCAAACTTCTTCGTTGTTTACTTTCATCGAAATCATCCAAGTACCTTTAGGAAGTGAGAATCCGTAAAGGTTTGACTTGTCCTTTTTTTCGTCTTCTATTATCCAACTTTCAACCACGCTTAAACCCTTTAACTTTTTTTCGTGTTCATAAGTCGCGTTATTTTGGTTGGAACGCATTAAAAACAATTCACTTGCTTTTCGAATTGTATCCTCGGAAAAGTAAATATAGTATTCTTCGTTCTTTGCGTTGCGTCGGTAAATTTGTTTATTTGGAACTAAAGCCGCACCCATTAAAATTCGTTTCTCGGTGTCAACTTCTTTTAGTTCGATTTCGTGTTTATTTAAGGCTACAAAGTTTTCTTCGATTGCAGGGGATTTAACAACGCTTACCGCGTCTATTCCACTCATTTCGTCGTTTTCGTCTATAATTAGTTCAATGATTCTCATAACTTAATAATTTAATTTTGGTTAAAGTGTTGCGTTTTGTATTCGGTTACGGTCTAAACTTTGCGCCGTTGTTACTTGTCCACTTACTACGTATGCTTGGGTAGGTTGTTGTTGAAGTTGCGATAATTGATTAAGTCCGTTATTACCTACCACATTAAACGAAGGCGCTTGAGTTCCACCCGACATACCACCGCCACCACCTTCGGAAGCGCCACCGCCACCGGCAGTTGAACCACCACCCTCGAACTTTTGCGAAGCAATTTTAGCAACTCCTGCCAATCCACTTGCTACGGCTATGGCTGCGGCTACACCACCACGAACGGGCGAAGAAGGGTCGGGAACGGGTGTAAACTGCGACAAGTAAGCCGAACGAGCGCTTAAAAATGTGTCAATTAATGCCGTGGCAATACTAGCAGCCTTCTTAACTTGGAATGCTTTTTTCGCTTGTTTTTCTCCCTTCTTACCAAACATTTCAGTAAGGTCGGAAATCAAACTTAATCCCGCTTTTGCTAAATCTGCGTCTCTTTTAATTGCTTCTTCTTTACGTGCTTTTTCTTGGTCTGCGTATTTCTTGTTTATTTCGTCTACTTCGCGCCCTTTGGCTTCGGCTATTGTTTTTTCTGCGTCTGCGTTGCCTTGCGCCATTCGTTGCATTTCCGCGTACTTTTCCTCGAGTAAGTAAAGTTCTTTTGCTTGGTCGCTTAAACTGGCTTGATAGTTTAGTTCTTGTAATGCTTCAACTTGGTTCAAAAAGTCTTCTTGTCGTTTCTTTTCTTCGTCTTGAATCTTCTTTTGGAAATCTTGAGTGCGTTTAAGAACTTCGGCTTGGTGCTTTTCGTCTATTGCTAACAAGTCTTTGTTCAAAAGGTCTTTAGCGTTTACAAGTATTTGTCGTTCCTGCTCGGTTAATTTAGATTCCGCGTTTACCCTTAACGCTTCGAGTTGTTTGTTATATTCTTCGCGACTTATTTTACCTGATTCATATTGTTTGTCTAAAGCGGCTTGTTCGTCTGCCATTCGTTCCTTTAAGAAGTTGTCGCGGTAATCGTTGTAAGCGTCTTGACGTATTGCCTTTTCTTTTTCGATTCCGTCTTCCATTAACGCAAGTTTTTGGTTTTCGGCTTCTTCTTCTAATTTGCTTTGGTCTTCGTATTGTTTTTTTAAGTTGTCTATGTAAGCCTTTCGGTTTTGTTCCGCAGTTTGTTTTGCCTTATCCCCTGCTTGTTTGGCTTTGTCGGCCATTTCCTTTTGGTGTTCGGCCTCCATTATCTTAATGGATTGTTTTGTGTCTACGTTGTCTTTGTAGGTTTCGTCCATTATTTTTCTAACACCTTCCGCTCGTTTCTTTAACTCTTTGTACCTATCCGAATCTTGGTCTTCGGTTGCCAACAGTAAATCCATTTCGGCCTTAATAGCTTTCATTTTGGATTTTTGAACTTCTAAATAAACGCGTCCACTGGCTAAATGCGCTTTAGCCTTGGATAGTTCCATTTCGTAAGTAGCCTTACCCGAAGCCTTTGCTAAATCGATTTCGCGTTGTGCTTTTGCATCGTTTTGGCTTTGTTCTTTTTTAATTGCTTTGGCTCGTTTGTCTGCGTTTTTAATAACCGCTTCCGTGTGGTCTTGCGCGTTCTTTTTCATTTTGGCCGTGTTTACGTCGTCCACAACTCCAAAGTACTCTAACGCTTTTATAGTTCCGTAAATAATACCGATAAACGGAAACATTATCGAAATTAATATCTTTACTCCCGTGCCTAATTTTTCAAACTTTTCACGCGCCCACATTACCGCTTGAGTTACCTTGTCAAAATTGGCAATAAGTAAACCAACTAACACAACGATAGCGCCAATACCCGTAGCAATTAAAGCAATTCTAAATAACTTCATTGCGTTGCTTGCTACTCCCGTTGAAACTGCTACTCCCGTTTGCGCCGTCGCTAATCCTGTTGAAGCAACTGCTTGAGCGCCCGTTGTGATTACATTCGTCTTGTCTACCGCTGCACCAGCAGCCGTTACGGCATTCTTTTTGAATAATCCTAGAACAACGTCTTTAACTACCGTTCCAAGTTGCTTAAATGAATCCTTTGCTTCGAGTACACCTTGAACACCTTGAGAAAATGCCATAGCGCTTTGAACGCGTAACATAGCTTCTTGTACCGCTTCGCCTTCAACACCAATTAAACCCAATCCACCTTCAACCGCTTGGAATCCGTCAAGAACTCCACCGAACGACTTACTTAACGCGTTAAATTTTCCGTCGGGGTTAAATGAGTTTACCATATCGTTTGTGAATCCGATTTGGTCTTTTAATTGAGCGGCTGCCTTGGCTGCTCGTATTGCTTCGTCCGAAGTTTCTCCGTAGGCTGCGGAAACTCTTTGAAGTTCTACAACCGCTTCTTTATATTGCGCCTTTAGACTTTTTACGTTGTCTTTTACTTCAAGTTCAATCGTTCGTTTTTCCGCCATTTTTTTCTAGTTTCTTTATTAATAACTCCCGAAGCATTTGTTTGTACGCGGGTTTAATTTTGTGGTGTAGTTTGTATTTACCTTTTGCTATCTCGATATATTCGTGTTCGCCTACGAATTCCGCTACTTGCAAAAGTTGTACTATTTGGTTTATCATTGTCTTAAAATTACGATTTGACTTGTTTGTGTGCTTCCGTCTTGGTAAATGTATTCGCAGTCAACCGATATAACATCGTTTCTTCCTTCGGTTTCTAATTGTATTCCGTCTTCCGTTATTCTTAGATTTCCGTCTTGCGTTGCTCGGTCTATATTTCCAATAACTGGCGGTAAACTTATTCTTAACGTTTGTGAAGCCGTTATCGAACTTGGTGTAATAATTACTCCCGTATTTGGCGAAGCAAAATTAATTAACGTTGCAAAATTTGGTAGCGTAATTGGCACGGTTACTTGGTCTTGCGCTTGTCCCGTTTGAATTACGCGAATCGGGAATAACGGCATAAAATCGTTTAATAGTTCGAAGGTAGTTTCTCCCGTTACTAAATTCGTTTTCATTTCGTTAATTAGGTAACGCTTGTCCCTAATTATAAGTCGGTCGTTTAATCTTAAATTAGTTAAAATTCCAACGGGTAAATTCGTCTTGACGGTTGTTAATCGGTTTTTAGGGTTGAATAAGTTAGTTAAGTAAGGAAAATAATACGTCGCGAAAATTGATTGCTGAATAGGTGTTAACCAATAAGAAGAAGTTTCAGGCGCGAAGTTAGTGGAGTAGTTTATTCCGTTGTCCGTTAAATCTTGTCCGAACATCGTATAGTCGTTTGTTTGAAACAAAGAAATTCCGTCGGTAAAATGTACGTGTTGCGCTATGTTGACACCACCATATTTATAAAGTAAACACGGCTTCGGTATGTAAGGCGCGTAGGCTTGGTCTAACGCATATCCGACTTGTAAACCCGTTGGAGTTCCTGAATTCGTAAACTGATTAAACAAAAGGTTTTCGAAAGGAACTTTAATTGTAAACTCCCCGCCGTCATAAGGGTATTGATATTCCGTGTTTCCGTATTCTTTTAATCCTTGCTCGAAATAGGCTTTATTCATTAACGAGTTGGATTGCTCAAACGCGAATCCGATTTTCTTATACAATTTTACTCGGTCTATTCCTATTTCGGTTTTATCCGTGAACTCGGTAATATCTATAATAGCGCCCGTTGAATACCAATCGTCTAAAGGAATAATCGTGTACTCGTTTACACCGCTACCATAACACGTTAGGTTAAATTGCTTTAAGATTCCTGTTATAAAATCTTGTACCTTCATTTGTGGCGCTAATTGCGCTAAGTCGGTAAAAGCGAAAAGATATAGTGTCGTATTTGAATAACGAATGTAATTTGTTGTTGGAATTGGATTGACTGAAGTTATGTAAGTAACATTGTATTGAATTTCCGAATCAAACGTTAACGGAAAATTAGAACGAATATAAAACTCCCAAACATCGTTTAACCCCTGAACATTTGGAACGTTAGCAAGTCCGTAAGAAGCCGTGCCCGTCCCTTGAGTTGTAGAAAACAAAGCGCCGTTTCTATATGTATCTATCCAATAAGTTGTGGTAGGCGAACTTACCGAAGTAACGTCCAACGTTATAACGTGGTTCATCCACGTTGCGCCGTTAAAAAACGGGGTTGTAATTTGGTTTAATGAAGAATTAACATAAAGGTTAAGCGGATAAGTTGGAATGTATGAACTTATGATAGTATCTAAGTCAAGTTGTTGCGCTTGTCCACTAAATTCGAAATCGTTTTTATTCTTATACCAAATATAAGCCTGACTAAATTTCGGGTCGGTTAAAAATGCGCCGTTAAACTGTATTCCGTAAGTTATTTCGATTGCTTTTAATATAGAAGTAACTTTTAATGCAGGAAACAACTCGCGGTAATTTATAGCGCCTGCGTTCGTGTGAATGTCATTTGAAGTTGAACCTAAAAAGGGAGTAAGCCAATTCGGAACGTTACTCGTTGGCGCGGTGGATAAATACTCCCATATCCGATTAGAAGTAATTAACGGATAACATACGTCGTAATCGGTGGTAGTGTCTCGAACCCTATCAAAAACTTCGGAAAAAGTATAGTCGTGGTTAAATGGGGAATAATCAAGGTCGCTTAATAAATCTTCGCCTACCAAGTCTTTTAACGTGGTAACATCGCCGTAAAAAGTTATCGTGTAAGAATTCGGTTGTCCGTTTTTTAGTTGCGACTTTTCCATTTGGATTTTACCCCTGCGGAAAAATGTCATATCTATCTCAATATAGCCGTCTAAGCGTTCTTGGTAGTTAATCGAACTATTAACCGCGTTTTCGTAAAAGTATTCCCATATTGCGTTATTACGTGCGCTCGTAGGTATTGTAAACGACTGCGAAAAGTCCGTATAGGTTTTACTAATATCCTGAATGTTTTGAATTGTGGAATTTACTTCGATTGTTTCGTCCGAGAATAAATCTAATTCCCTGCCCTCAACAAAAATTCGAACTTGTCTTTTCATTAGATAACGTTGTTAATTAAATCGGTTGAACTTTCGAATTCTAAAGGGTAATTTATTTGTTTCGTGTTTATGTTCTTTTGTTTTTCAAGTTCCTTAGTTTTCATTTTAACTGGCATTCCGTTTAATAAAATTCGTTCGCTTAAAAGTAGTTGTTGAAGGTTATTCGAAAACGTTTCATCTACCCAACCCGTGTTAACTCGGTAAGATATTAAACCGTTTGTGTTAAAAGTTTGTCGTTGGTTTAGGTTCGTGTTGTAACTTGCGAACGGACTTGAGAATTCCTGCATTAAGTTAAACTCGGTTGCCGAAGTTGCTAAACTTTCGTAGGAAGCCTTAAACATAAATTCACGTTGCCACGCGCCAAATTTGTTTATAAAATCTATTACCACCGGCTCGTATAAACATTCTTCAATAGGGTAAAAAGTAGATTCCCAAAGAATAGCCGAACCTAATTTAATTCTTAAGATATTACCCGTTAAATAGTATGCAGGACGAACCCTATAAAGATTATAAACATTACTTGAAGCAATCGTGTACGAATGCGTTAAACCCGTTTGAAGTTGCTCATATTCTACAGTGTAACCCGTTGGCAAATAAGCTGTAAACGTTCCCGCGCGTTCAAGTGGATTAACCGAAGGATTATTATTCGCGTCCGCCCAATAAAAATAATTTTGTTCATCAAGGTGGTAATTATCCAACTGCATTGGATTCATACCTTCCGAATAATAGCCGTAACCGTCAAACGCTCGGTATGTTAAGGTATCTAACAAAACGTACGTACTTAAAACTAACTTGTAACGCTTTACGTCCACCATTACGTATTGACTAACATTTAGTAAGGCCGAATCCGTTGCGTAATTGTTTATAAATGCGTCGTGGCTTATATTCTCAAGTAAATACGGACTTATATTGTAAAGTGTTTGTAGGTTGTTACTCGCAGGGATTAACTTTTGTAGCGTGTACGTTGGCGAAGTTGGTGGAGTTGTCCCGTTCGGATAAATGTAAAGTTCGACTTTACTTCCGCTTTGTCCTACTTCGTTAACCTCAATTATAAATGGTGAACGTGCATAAATGTTAGTAGCCATAATTCTTAAAATTTTCTTTCATTATTGTATCGAATGTTTCTTGCGCTTCAAGTCCGTAAGCGTCTATTAATTCGTTTGGTAAATTCTTAAATGCGTACTTAAAAGGTTTAGTAAAAAACATTGAAGGCTTAATACCTTTTTGCCAAATTGAGCGCGTAATAATCATTGCCGTAGCGTTAGAACTTATGAACCTTCCTTTTTTATCTCGGAATTGAATTCGTCTTTGTTTAACCCATTTCTTAATACCTTGAGTTAAACCGCCTTTTTTGCCAGTACCCGAACCAAACTTAAACCCGCTTAAACTTCGTCCGCTTCGTACACCGCGAACCCCTTGGTCTTGATAAAACCCGTATTCTTCCATTTCAAAAAAGAATCGAATTGAATTCGGCATAACCTTAATTTCTGCGCCTAAAGATTGTTTGAGTTTACCCGAAGCGTTTTTACTGCGTAGGTTACTTTTCGCTTTAGCTATTACATAGTCGCGAAATTCCTCGAGTGCTTTAAGTTGTAGTTCTTTGTCCATTAACAACGTGTCATATCGTTAGGGAAGTCCACATCGAAAGTCATTGCCCAACCTGCTAAGTAATTCTCAAAGCGTTCTACAAATGGCTCGCAAGTAGGCGCACCGTTTAATTGGTATAGGTTGTCCCAAATGTTTCCGTGTTTAAGCATTTCAAACGCTCGGTTCAAAATTGCTAATTGCGTATTAAGTACGTCTATTTCGTTGTCCGAAGTTTCAAACTTTGTGGTTGGTTCTTCTTTACGTTGGCTTACGTTATCCATAGCCATTAACGTTACATTCGCAGTCATTACGTTATCATTAAACGTAACTTGGTTTACCATAATGTGAACCAACGGGAATAAATTTTGTTTACCTAAATCCACGTTAAAAATCGAACCCTGAGTAATAGTATTCACTAACGGGTCGGCCGTAAAGTGGGTGTTAAGTTCGTTTAGTAAGGAGTAGTAACCGTTCATTTGTTATTCAATTTATAATTAGCCAAATGTGTTATTTTAATTTAGTTTTGGCTTCATTTGTTATTCTTTTTTATTTCCATTAATTCGATTTCGTTCTTTTCGGCTTCGAATGTGAGATAGGTAAGACATTTATATAATCCGTATTTAGTAACTTCGTCATATCTTGTAAGGTCTCCTTTAGCGAGTCCATAGATTGAACTATACCAACCCCACTTTTTACCGAACTGAGTTCTTGCGCTAAAGTCGCTTGTTCGGTCTCGCTCATCTTCTTCAACTCCGTCTCTAAATAATTTAGGGTAGCGCTTAATAACTCGCTTCCTAAAGTCCAAAAAAAAACCGAAGCCGAAATCGCTACGTCCATTGGCGCGAACTTCATTAACTCGCCGTATTCCCCTGCGCCAGTGTATTCGATTATTTCGTACTTTTCTCCGTCTTTAATTTTAATTGGTCGATACATTACCGCCATAGCTTTGTGAAAATCGTCCCACTTCGACAAATAGTTATCCAAGTCCACGTATTCCCCGAAACTTATATTCTCA